TAAATTAGGTGTTTAACGATTGTGTATCCGCATATGTGTTATACTCCTCTTGGTAGTGTGTTTTGATATACAATAGCTTAGTAGCCAGTATGTTGTAACGGGTAAAATAAAAGGTAACACACAAGTTGCACACTCACTATATTTTAAACACCCTCTTCCAATTTCTCTCTAAATTTCCGGAACATGTCAATCGTCGGGTAAAACGTCGGATTCTCCCAGTTCTTAGAGATCATTTGGATCATTGCCTCTATATGACTTTTACAGTCTATTACTTTGATGCATTTGTCCAGGACCAACTCTCCTTCCGGGTAGGTCTTGTTATTTAATGTATTCTGCGCCCATGAGAGCAGCTCTCTGATCGGTTCTTGATCGTATTTGTTTTCTTCCGCCATATTATTTAGTTATTACTAGCTTTATATCCAAAAAGTCCAGAATCTTTTCAATCTTCTCTTGTCCTAAGTTCGTTTTTCCGTTAAGAAACAAGGACATGGTACTCTTTGTTACTTCTACATACTCTGCAAGGTCTTTTGATTTAACATTGCGGAGTTTCATTGCTTCTTTGACTGTTTCCCGTATCATTCCATTTTCCAGTTAATTTGGTCCTCAATAGCCTGCTCTAAAGTAAAGTCACATTTAGGATATTCAGCCTCTCCCAAACCTGTACGGAGGTCAACAAACCAGCTTTCTTCATTCTCGCTGATTATCGCGTTCTCAAAGCCTTCTACTGTTTTTTCTATAATTGTTTTCATATCTTTATTATTTAGTTGTTGATACTTTGTTTCTTATTTTGATGTTACAAAGATACGGAAAGTTTCTGTAATATCAAACTTTCAAGACTGAAAAGTTTCGATTATATCAAACTTTAACATTTGAAATAAAAAATCCCCAGTTACATAACCAGGGACAAACACAAGGACGCAACCTTTGCCAAGACGGCGACAGGTATAAGCCATTTAAGGAGCCTCTCTAAGCGTTCCACAGCATGACCATAAGCAGGCGGCAGAAGTCGTGATGATATCTGTCGTCTGCTTGTTCCAGCAATATGTCAAGGCTAGTCTTCATAGATCATGGCTGTCATGTACTCCCAGATCTTGCCGGCCGGAGCATCTTCGTCGGCGAAGTAGAACCGGTAAGCACCCTTCAAGAGAGTAGCCTCATCCAATACCGCACACATATCGGAATAAAACGAGTTGAATGCAACGTATTTGTCCCAGGGTGTTGTTCCAGACGGGAACGGCATGGTCTTCGTTGCTTCGAGGATCTGATCGACATTCCAATGAGCACCGGTCTTCTTTTCTCCGGCAGCATTGGTGTATCTGATCTTATCTACGTCCATCTCTGCGAAATGCTTATCGTAGTGGGGACCGTATAGCGCCTCATGCTGGTCACGCATAAAGGACATATACATCTCCGGATGCTCTTCTTTGACAACGCAAAGGATCTCATCTACTCCTTCTACGCTTTTCCACATGGCCTTTTCCGAGGCAACGCCTTCGGATTTAGCCTTCTTCATCATATCGAGATATTTCATATTTTTAGTTATAATAGTGATTTAATTTCAAGTATATCCTCGGCGGATATGGTCACTTTACCCAGATCGCCGACAATCATATCCAAAAGAGGATTGTGAGGAATAGTGGCTACGATCTCACCTTTTCCAACGGTTACCGGGATCATTCCCAACTTATACTCCTTGATGTCCATCTCTTTAAACATCCCTACGAATGTGTCAAAGACAGCATCCGTATCGATCATGCCTTTTTCATCACCGAGAAACAGCAGGGAGTTATCAATCATCTTGTCAAGCTTGTCGTCGACGCGATACATGTAGTTGTTCAATCCCTTCTTTAAGATTCCTCTTACCTGCGGCTTGGTTGGGAAGATTCCGTCTATCTTGCTTTCCGCCCAGATTTGTAGCTGAGTCTTCAGGTCACCTTTAAACTGGTTGATATCGGTCACTTTCATTTCTTGCCTCCTTTCTTCACTTGCTCGCGTTTCATTTTCTGATATTCGGAGTAAGGCATATCGGAGTATTTCTCTTTATACTCTTTAAAGTCGTCCAGTTCTGCGTCAGCTTCTTTCTGGGCTGATTTACGGAGTCTTTTCAGCAATGTAAGATGATTGTCCAATGCGTCCCTTCCGGCTTTGCTTTGTTCGACCATCGGCCTCATCATTGCCATGTATTGCTCGTTAAGCAGCATTGAGATATGGTTACTGCTTTCTATAAACTCCTCTGAGGATGTGACCACTTCTCTTTCCTTTTCGGTCATGCTGTCCCATATAGAGTCTACTTCGTCCCATACCGGCGACTGGCTGCGTTGCTCGTTAGCCGGCTGGGATACCTGCTGTTCATACATCCTTTTCTGTAGTTCCAGTTGCTGCTGCATCTGCTGTAGCTCTGAAATCTTCGTATCAAAAGTACTAGGGGTAAGTGTCGGATCACCAGTCATAAAGTAATTGTTCATAAGCTCGTAGTTAGTGGTTGATATTGGAAAGCGGCAAGCACGCCCGAAGGCGCACCGCCACTAACTTTCATTTTTTCTTTTTCTTGGGAACCGGCTTACTGCGCTGGCGCTGTTGCGGTGGTTCCTTGGCAGCAGCAACGTTGGCTGGGAAACCCAGTGATAGTCGGAGTGCTAGGAAGAGTTACCACACCCTTGATGTTGCGGCAATCGAGACGGTCTGTGTAGTTGATGCTAGCGGTAAACGCCTTGTCAATCTCACACTGGATGAGTCTGTCCTGGTAAGGACGGATTGCTGCGCCTACAGCTACTTCTTTTTCAAGACAGCTGATGCGGGCATTCAGTACATCGAAGCCGTCACGTTGATTCTTGTACAAGCCGAAGGCTGCATTGTTCAACTTCTCTGTCTGATTGTCGTACAGGTCACGGATTGATTTGTATAGGCCAAAATCACCGTCTACCTGAGATTTGTACAGGCCGAAGTCGCCATCCACCTGTGATTTCCACAAAGCGAATTTTTCAGCAACGTCTGTATCACGATGTGCGTACATCTGATTCAGAGTGTTTACCTTCAGGCCCCACATCTCGTTTGTCAGTGACAATTCGGCTTCGCAAGATTTGCTGTAGGCGTTGAATGCAGTCGGAGCAACACCAGAACGGCCGGCAACGGCATCGCTTACTGTGTTGATATTTACGTTTTCGGGCATTCCGCTGCCGATACCAAAACCTCTGCCACGTCCCCAAATAGCAGCAGCACCTAGCGCTGTACCAATGATGCCTGTGGCCAATGCCGCATTACCGACACTTTTCGAAGCATATTCCTTACGATTCTCGTCATGGACATACTCCTTCTCCTTGATAATTTCTTTCATTTCAGTTTCCATAAAATCTTATGTAATTATGCATACGGTCAATATTAACCGCATCACAAAGGACATAAGAAGTTACTTGCTCATATGAATAGTTACTTGCGAATTACTTGCAGGAAATAAAAAAGGGACACCTATAAAGATGTCCCAAGCTACCTAATACAGGAGGTGTAAATCAAACGAGTCTTAGGCTAGCGAATTCTTTACCGATAGTATGTATACCGTCCTCTATTTTCTTTAATTGAGATTCGGAGATATAAGTATTGCCTCTCTTGTATTGTCTCATCAATGAGTCATTGATGCCCACAAACTTCGCGAATGCGCTTACGTTTAATACCGAATAGTATTCAAAAAGAGAAGCCAGGTCAAATTTGAACACCGGATCAGCCTTCAGACATTGAGGAATCTTTTCTCCTTCGTCATAAGTTTCAGCAACCTCTTTCATTGAATTGAAGAAGTCCGCTTTCGCTTCGTTTACCGTATTACCGACACCAATCAAGGACAGACCGTCCACGTTGGTATTATATGCGATGTATGTACCATCACTTTGTTTCTCTATTGACACTTGAAATTTCATAATGCAACCACTTATTATAAATTTATATATAGAAGGGAACCGGGATTAGAACCCGATTTCCTTTTTTAGCTTTTTCATTAGGCCAGATCTTACTTCCTGCGTCCAATGACGTTCAATCAAGATCCTTTTCCCATTTGCTTTGTTCTCGTAGATATCATGATTACTCCCATGTTTTACAAAAACAAAGCCATTTTCAATAGCCTTCTTCTTCATTTCATTCCAATTCATGACGACTCTTTTTGATTTACACTGCAAATATATAACATTTTCGTGATACAAACAAAGGTTTTATCAAAAAGAAATTCTTTTTATATGATCATCTATTTCCCGCCATGCCGACATTACACTCCACTTTCGCATTTTAGCATCGTTAGAGCGGATAAACGACACCCCTTGCCTTGTTCTCCCGATCAGAACACCTGTCTCTTTATCTGATAATTTATCTGACAAGACTCTCACAAGCAGATACCTTGCGTCAGCGCACTCTTCCCGATTGGAATGGAGGATATCATTTTCGTTTATACCCGTTACCGTAATTACCACACCGACGACCTTTTGATATAATTCTGTAATTTTCATGCTGAACAACATATAAGGTTATGAAACAAAACATCTCAAAAACTGTTGATTAAGCTATGAAGCCTCACGAACAGTCCTTGAGATGTTAGCCCGTCTGTGATTTGGTCGTCGAAACGGGTGTGAGGCTTCTTTCTCCTGCCTCTACGGAGTTTATTTTATTATTAGTGATAACCGGCCTTCTACTTTACCGGATAACTTAGTGCTTAATAATCATTTCGAGATGTTCCTCGATTTGATAAATAATCAATGTTTCATTTTAACCTCCTTTCTTGACTTTTCGGTTATAGACTATATTTCCTATTATTATGAACAAAAGTGCCAATGCTATTCCGAATGCCCAGCCGCCTAGTTCCAGCTTTATCTTCTGCCATCTAGATAGCTCCTTCTCTACTGGGTAAGGAATCTGGATTGAATCAGTCTTGATGACCGTATCCGTGTTGTTGATTGTCAGATACCGGTATAGGTATTTGTATTTCTCTTTGTAGACGGTATCCCCTTTTACAAAAAGGAACACACTATCACGCTGGTATATACTGTCGAACCGGATGCTGTCACGGGTCTTATACTCTATTCTCACAGTCTCTACCGGAACATACTTGATGCTCCGGCAGCTTGTGAAACATATTGCCAGCGTCAGCAAAATGGTATAGAAGAAAGCTCTCATAGCGTATCCTTACTCGTCCAATCCGGACCGGACAATAAAGTATTCAACTCTTCGCCTTCGTAGGTAGGATAAGGATAAATCGGATTTTCCGTTTTTTCTTCTTCATCCAATAATGGCAAGGTCATAATAGACGGGAAAAGAGCTTCGTAATGAACTATCTTCATGATCACCTGAGTACCGTCAACATTCTTTCGGGGGATCAGGTGCAGTTCGTCGAGCATCTCTTGCGGTATCGCATTTAGATTATCTGAAGGGAATACAATGTATTTCATACGCTTTCTGTTTAATTACCTATCAACTGATTTATATCTGTTCCCAAGTGACGGTGCCATCCTCATTGAAAATAAGTTTCTTGTTTCCAAGTAATATAACCTCTGTTTGTGCCGTCGAACCGAGAATCATCTGACCGTCTTTTGACGCCTTAGTATTGTTTCCAAGAAGGATTACATTGTTTAATTGATTAACACTACTACCTCCACCATTAGCACCTACCATGATGTTATTGCTGCCTTTACAATATCTACCAGCTTTATAGCCTATATAAGTATTTTTTTGATTACCATAATACCCTGCCTCATATCCGACAACAGTGCATCCTTCTGTCTTTACTTCACTATCTACTAGATTTTTACCCGCATTACGACCAATAACTACACATTGAGAAGAACCTGCACCTGAATAAAAACCTAATGCATCACTTCCAATGCCAACAGATTCCTGATGTTCAATTCCTCCTAATGCCGATCTCCCAATTGCGACATTATTATTACACTCTTTTCTGGATGGATAAAGAGTGTCTGCACCTATTGCGACATTATCCTTACCACTCGGTATATATGCAGAAGAATAGGTTCCAATAGCAATATTACGAGAGCCGGAAATCAATTCAGAAAGTGAATTTGTTCCTATGCCAATACATCTCGTTGAGTTTTCAGATTTCTTAAGTGTATTATATCCCAATGCTACATTCCACCAGCTTGATACATCATTATCCCCTATATTTATATATATATTTTGCCGACCGTAAGTTATGAATTGACTAGCGGATGACTTATCAACCACCTCATATAACTCAATTTCCAAAGTTGACGCATATTTGGCTGACGGGTATACTTTCAAAGAACCACCGTCACTAATCATTCCAATATAGGCTATCAGATTGCCATTATACGTATCTATCGGTGTCTTATTTCCGATACCTACCTGTATTGAATTTTCATTGCCTTCTATACCTTTTGTTAATTTGGCAAGGTATTTTCTCCCATTGGTAGTAGCCAGTGAAAAGACAAGGGCATTATCGTATCCGCTTGTATGAGTATATATACCATTTTCATAACTCCAACCTTCGGATAATTCTGCTGGTTGTGTAATCAGATTATCTCCGCATGGAATCTTATCTGCTAATAGAAACTTTGCTGTATCCTCAAAGTTCCCATCAATCGCAGTAGCCAAAGTGCCCCACGATTGTTCACTGTCTTTTGCTATATCAAATATCTTTTTCATAATATCATTCGTTTTTAATTAATGTTTCATTTGAAATTAAAGTCTCGTTACCTAACATTGTCAAGTAGCTGGAGATAACTATGCTGATCTTCTGAGGAGACTTGGTGACCTTTCCGGTTATCTCGTAGGTTCCATCACCTCCCGAAACGGACATGTCGCTGATGGCGTTGGATGATACGCCTATCAGTTTATCAGAAGCGTTTGACAAGGTTATGGTGATAGTTACCGTGCTGCCTTCGGTTACATACACTCCCGGATTAACTGAGTAGGAGATCGAGGAGTAAGGGATGTTACTCTTTACAATCGGTCTAAACTCGATCATATCTGGATATAGCGTTCCTGCCTTGTACTTTCTCAGTTGACGTTCAAGGAGGAATTCGGAGAGGCTGTAGGGGAAGAGCATGAGAGACCAAAGAGCGAGTTTGGAAAATCTGTTATCGCCATCTCTAACTGTTCCCAGCCACATTAAACTGCTGTCAATACCTTTACCTACATATATATTTCTCCCGTTGTAAATATATTTACTTTGATAAGACATGCATCTATTATTATTTATAAGCAAATCGCTAGTAGATGCATAATAACTATAAGTTTGGCTACTCCCTAATTCCAATATAAATGCACCTGCATCTTTGTTCGCATCGGCAGATTTAGATAATAAGGGACCTCCATTGTTTAATCTAGCCCTATCCGCAACCACAGTATAGTCCTTCACAACAGGGAGACCGGTTACCTCGCCGAAGTCGTTGATTCCGTCGAGATATAACGCACCATCAATTATTCCACTTTCCCCTTCCCAACCGATATTGTTCAACTGGATGTTGTGACCTCCTACAAAGTCAATCAACTGATCGTTGAACTCTGCGTGGTTCTCGTTTGTGATACCCTGCTTCTTGATGTTGCAGTACAACTGAGGCTTGATGATCTGTCCCGGACGGTCAAGGTTATAGTAGGCGATGATCTGATTAATTTCATCTGTAGTCAGGACTTTGTTGGCGATGAAGCCTCCGGCGTAGGCAATCTGAGTTACCTCTTTGATACTCAAATCGCTATACCTAAAACCGTTTACCGTAAATTCATCTATACAATTTACATTGATTCCATCTGTAATAGCATAATCTTTTTCATCTCCAAGAATGCCAATAACTGTCTTTCTTCTATCAGGTATGTTGTAAGTATATCCATATATACCGGTTTTATTTGTTTCTGATGCGCTGAAAGAATTACGAGCATAGACACCCTTGCCGCCCAAATCCCCAATGAAATTATTACTGACAGTAGAAATTCCACTATTTACATTTATATAATGTATAATACTAATAACAGTAAACTCATTGCTTCCCTCTAGCATCTCAGAGACAGGCTTGACAGATACAATTATGTCGTCTACTCCGTCTGTACATAGCCAGCCTTCGAAGTCGGGGATTATCTCAATGGTAAGACCGATTGCAGCTTTTAAAACATCTTCATCATACCTATACGTGAGAAGGAAACCATATAGAAAATCTCCGCCTTCTGGAGCATTATCAGCAGGTAATGTATATACACCATCTTCCGGAAGTATCAAGAATCTTTCCGATCCACTATTATCATAGTAGCGATACCGTAATGGATTTACTTTAGTTGTACCACTAATCTTGACTTTGTAAGATGGGACAGAAGAAGATTTAATTTGCGCAATCCACCAATCTAATCTATAGTTTATTCCTGTTACCTCTACCTTATTATAGGTTTTAATTACAGAAGAAGCATCAATATTATAATCTAGAAAATTTGTCTTATACAGCCCATACCCGCTATTCCCCGCAAATCCGAAGTTCAGCAGGCGCATGTCGTTCCCGTTGCCGGACAAGTCCTTCAAAACAGCCCGGTCAGGGTCGTCGTTAGTCTTGCCCCAGGTGGATATAGCCATCTTGACGTGGCTGAGTAGTTCGGGGTCGATGTAGGGACGACCGGACACCCCTACATCACGACCACCGATTCGATTCAAATCGACCCGGCTAAGACTCAGTTTATTTAAAGATAACCTGTTTAGCATTATTCTGCCTCCGTTAAGATACCTGTTGTTACTTCAGAATAGCTCTCAATGCGGATTGTTTTGGGATAAACCAAAGCACTGAAATCACAGTCAAAAGTCTTTCCGGTGTTATTCTGTACATTGGATGGCAGATATACTGGTTCGAAATCACCCTCCGTTGGAGTACGCTGAAAGATGTTCAAACGACTAGCTACGGTTCGTTCAAGGTGGATGTTGAAATCAGCATTCACTACTGCTTCGGCAGCGTACAAGTCCTTATCTTCTATTTTTGTAAATTGTAAGTCCATGATTATTTCTCCTCTATTTTTAGTTTATAATTTCAATGGTAATCTCCTCTCCCTTCCTTTGAGCATCTTCAATCAATACGTTAAGTCGATCGGAAGTATATCGAGATTCTGTGAGACGGCCAACCTCAGTATTTTTCCCTACTAGGATACACCCTGCACTATCATCAGCGGTACTTCCCGGATGGATTAGTATACCATCAAAATAAGGTACATTAAGCAAACGAGGTAAATTGCGTCCGAATTTAGGGGACCAATTATATATCACTTTATATTTACCGGCAGGAATGGCTGTTCGTTCGGGAATCTTCTTTTCTGCGGGAAGATCGCGCAACCGATCCTCTAATGTGTTGCAAAACATATTTCCGTCAACAAACAGACGTCCAACTGTATATTTATCTTTTTTCCAAAGTCTTTCTACTCTTAACTCCATATATGTTTCCTCCTATAATATTAAAATCAATACTAATGTCTGAATAACCTGACCGATAAGGCCTCCAATCAATGTTGCAGCAATATCAAGCCAGTCCCATTTGCCACCCCATTGCTTATCTTTAAATTCCATACCAGCCGCCAATCCTGCGACAAACAAGATGGTAAGCAGTGCACCTGCCGGGATAGCGTAAAGCAGGTGCTTAGAACGGTTACTTTCTTTGATCCAACTCATACTCTTTTATTTAGTAATCGCTTGGTGGCTGACGGTCTTTACATCCCCGAACTTCGCATTTCTTAAAATTTAAAGCCTGATTCTCAAGTTCCAGCTTTGCGTTTTTGGCCTGTAAATCCCGGATACGCTCACGGTCCTCATTCTTTTCAACATAAAGCTGATCAATCTTAGTATCCAACTCGTGAACTTTAGCTTCTTTTTTCTCATAAAGCTCCTTCCATTCTGCTGCATACTGGCTGATGTTATCCGCTTCTGCTTTTTCAGCCTGGGCTGCTTCCCTACGCTTTTTGGAGTCGTAGAACATAAATGCACCCAACAGAGGAAGAAGGATTGTTGCAATAGCACCACCAATTAACGTTACGATTTGACTTATCTGTTCCATTATTTTTTATAGAATTTAAGCCAGGCAAAATAGTGGCTGTTCTCCAAGTAGTTGTTGTCTCTCTCAGCTAGCCGGGCCTCTCTTTCAAAGGAGACCATGTGATATGCATCACGATTGCAGATATTACCGATTAGGCGGATGCACCATTCGAGTACATACCATAGATAAAATATAACCGCAGATAATGCCAACCACCATGCTGAGTATCCGAAGACCAACTCTCCGGCCCATATGAGTAATCCAGATGCAACAGTCAGTTCAATCCATTGACGGGCATGGACACATTCGTGATTGATAGTTGATTGTCTGGCCTCCGTCTTAGACCATTTAGTAAATACCCAAGCAAACAAAGTGATGGTTGAATAGCTTGGAAATAAGATAGCTTTAGCAAGCCATGAGTCATAAAATACTTTTTTCATAAATATTTGTTTTTAAATTTCCAATTATTATTCTTTTGACAAAGCATTAATAACTGACAAACGATCAATAGCCCGAACAAAAAGCTCTGCATACTTTTTAAAAGATTCTGCTTGCTCCGTAGTTAGATCAACCACACCATTATTATACATTTCCCTTGCAATTTCTAACTCACCAATATCACCTGTGTTTTGATAAATTGCATTAGCAAACTTCTGCGATACATCGATGGTACTCTTGTTCCCTTCAATGTCTATTACTTCGATTTTTCTAAAGTCTATTCTCATCATAATATTTATACTTTATTTCTTCCTATAACTGCGACCTCAAATGCACTATTGATCCATCCTTGGTCCTTATGAAATGTCTTTACTGTAAAAGTACTAGCCTGTTTATCAGATATTATACAAATAGTCCAATTCTCGTTTATGCCTGTAGCTATTATAAAATAGTCGGTATGACCTAAATCGTGCCAAAAGACATAATTTCCTGTATCTGTCCTGTCGACTTTGGATACATAGCACCCATCTCCCCATCTGTTTGATATACCACCTCCCGATGTAATACGTGCAGCCCATAATACTCCAGGAGCATCCCATTTCTCATACCGGCGCTGGCCGAATTTATGAGATCCATAACTCTCTATAGCCCCACCACCAGAAGTGTTAGCTATGATTCTTAACGCAACTCCTCCTTTACCATACGTGCTTAGATTAATACAGTCTTGATTATCATTACGTATAGTCAAAAAAGGATATGCCCCTTGAGAAGAAACTCCTCCGTACTCATTAATGCGCAAAAAACGAGTACCGCTAACCTCTAAAAGAATCTTTGCATCAACTATATCTCTAGACACTATATTATTATCCTTTATCTCCCATCCTCCTAGAATAGCCCCAGATGTCACCACCAGGTTTTCAGTATTGATATTCTTGGCATCAATCATCGGAACCCCATCAACATCTTTAAACAAGGCGATGTCCTGACCGGTATTAGTTCGAATTACGGTACTATTAGAAGTCAATATCAGCTTTCCATTAGCTGTATTTATCCCACCTTCAGCAGTTAATTCAAAACCTGTCTCATTATGCTTTATAGCTCCTTCGGTTATCATCCATCCCTGCGTCTTTTCAAGATTACCTACAAATATTCCGGAAGTTCCCAATACGTCAATTGTCGCATTCTGCGCTAGCAATACGTTTGTCGCAACATTAATAAACTCATTGAATTCATCCCATTTCGTAGAATCAAATGTAGAAGTAGATGTATGAGTTACCTTACAGAGTTTGTTATTCCCGTTATAAATAACGGTATCAATAAACGCATCATTGTGATAATACTCGGTATTCGGTTTCCATTCTCCGCGTGGCCGGAGCATTGCACCCGGCAATCCAGTCTTTCCTTGTCCGCCGGTTAAACATGCAGGATCGCTCTCATATGTTGTATTATCAGTGTAAGTAACCTTAGTTTTAGTCCATATGTATTTACCATCCTCCCACTTAGGAGCGGTCGTAGACCAAGAACCGCCGACAAGAGAGCTGGAGGAAGTCGAGAGGTAATAAAATATTTCGAAAGATTTTACCCCCTTACCGGATGGACCGGCACTTCCTGTCACACAGACCGGATCGCTCGTCCAAGTTGTATTATCAGTATAAGTGACAACCGTTCGCGTCCACATAAATTTACCATCTGTCCAGCTTGGTACATTATACGACCATGAACCACCTGCCGGAGTGCTATAGGATGTAGACAGGTAATATTGTTCTCTGTAACTCTTTACTCCTATACCCGTTTCCCCCTTCGCTCCTGTGACGCAAACAGCATCTGTCGTAGTCGATGAACCATCCGTATAGGTGATAACTGACCTGGTCCACATATACTTTCCGTTTACCCATGTGGGAACACTCGTTGACCATGACCCGCCTATAAGAGAACTCGAAGAGGTAGACAGATAATATTGTTCTGTAATACTTGCCACTCCTTTCCCATCGGAGCCATTAGCTCCTTTAGAGCCGGTTATACAAGCCGGATCTGTTTCCGTTGTGGAACCATCTGTATATATGACCTTCGTTTTACTCCACATGTACTTTCCGTTTACCCAAGCCGGAGCAGTCGTCGACCAAGAACCACCGGAAAGAGAACTAGAAGAAGTTGAAAGGTAGTAAAGCACATCCACATCTTGTACTCCTATTCCATCATCTCCCGGCTTTCCGTTACTTCCATCCTTGAGAACAATAATGGTTTGCTGATCAACTAACACCACTCCCGAAGTCTCACTGTAAAGCCGGAACTGTATTTTACTGGTTATTCCTGATACTGCAATATCGTTTCCCGGAGTATATCCGTTTGCAGTCCCGGAATCGATGACATAGTCCATTGAATAACCGGCAGGCAGAGATGACACTACGGTAGAAGCTCCGTCCGTCTTCATTATCCGACAGGAAACCTTTGATACTTCACTGCTACCATCAGCGTTCTTCTTTATTACGTTTACGGAAGGTTGCAGGTAATACATAACAGCATTCTCTCCATCACTCCCCGGACTACCGGCATCACCCTTAGATATAGTCTTCAGCCAGTCTGTAGAAGAATCAGACGGTTCCTGCGTAGTACTAGGTTCAATACATATCCATGTGCTGCCGTTATGGGTAACTTCATCGTAATACCAATACTTTCCTGCTTTCCATTCCCCCTTAAATGCGGGAACAAGGACTTCTGTAGTGCCATCTTGTGAAAGCTGTTTAATCGTACCGGTCATATACACATTGCGAAGGTATGCACTGTATCCGGACAAATCCAGTTCTGAAATGACCAGATTGGACAAGTCTCCTAGCTGCATCATGACCATAGAAGAGGTTATCTCCCAGTTATTGACTCCTGCAAGATAGCGTTTATAGTCTTTTGTGGAATAAGCAGATTTCTGGCGCTCCGCATTTGTGAAATTGCCATATGCCACAAAATGCATGGCCTTCTGAGGATGATATGAATAGCCGCTTCTAAGAGTATATTTAAACTCCGAATTGCTTATCTTTTGAGTTATACGAAAATAAGAAGTTTGGAATCCTGTACTATTGTTGAATATACCCTTGCAAATGTCATCTACCGCAAGGTTTGCAACTTCTCCCGGTTCCAGCTTCAAAGTCAGAGTCTGAGAGGATTCATTTACGGATTCGATAATACCACCACCGGGAGCAAGCCAGTCTTCTCCCGAAGTTATTGATACGCGGTTATAGCGAAGTTCCGGAACCTCAAGGAAGTCTCGGAGATGGAGTGATTTTGCATCGATATGTCCGTCGGGGGAAATCATCCAACCAATGAGATTCTGTACATAGTCTTTTGATGATATTTCCTTTGAGAAGGTTGCGTCTTCCGCGATTAGTTTCTGGATAACGGCTTTTATCTTAACGTCAATGCCGGCCAAGAAGGTTATTAGCCCTTTGGCTTCATCGTCCTCCACTTTGCTAAGATATTTATCATCGGCATCGTCCCCTGTCATTATTGGAGACAATTTATAATGCCTTCGTCCATCCGCTTCCGAAATGGTCTCATCTTTCAACAATTTATACACACTTCCATCTGACTCAACAGAGACTATCTGGGCCGGATAAGGAAAGTATTCTTCCGCATCCGTATTACGAGCATATGATGTCGCATCTTCCAGTGTTTTGAAAGTTGCCGTAGAATCGATAGGTCTCCCTGTCGTTCTTTTATATTGTAATGCAAAACTGCTTCCGTTTATCTTAACCATAATCTTATGCAGTTTTAAAAGTAAATGTATCGGCATCATTCAATCCCGAAGTCTGAACAACCCACATCTTATAATCAATCGCGGCACTTTTGTTGTCTCCTTCAACAGATATTGTTATTGGGCCGGTAGTAATTCCTGTATCCTCTATGAAATTACCCGGATAAGCAGTAAGCGTCAATTCAGTAACCTCATCAGCAGGAATACAAACCGCTATTTTCTTCCATTTATCTACTGGGAACTTATATGTTCCCGCCTTTATATATAAACCACTTGATTTCAAATTACGTACCTCATCGGAGGTTTGAGGCACAGAATCACACAGCCCGGCAAACCACTTACGATAAACGTTGACACTTATCTTACTTGTCAATGTCAATTCCTTAATATCTTCATCCTCACCGGCAGCATACATGACTGTAGCAAAATACATTTCTCCTTTTGTATAGTTTCCTTCCAATTCTCTTGTCGCAATCTGTACGCCATTATTGTCCTCTTCAGAAAATGCCAGAATATTTTCTTCATTATTGTCGTAGAAAGCCTTAGTCATCGCTCCGTTATCATTACGGGTAGCAGTATAGGTTAAAACTCCTTTTTTAGAACCAAATTCAACGTCATTAGCCGTCGATATTTTCCCAACAAGAGTAGCCGGCATCGGAGCATAAAGCATCTTTCTGAATATCTGCTCATATCCCATACCTTTTCTCAATACGTCTCCCGGATTCACATAACCTGTTTTTGGCGCATTTACACGAATATCCTTGCTTAATCCCACATCCCCAGAAATACCACCGGATGAAGAAGAACCTCCTCCGCCACCACCTGTACGCACAACAGTACTAGTCCGATAATCCTTCGATCTCGAACTAGCCGGAATAGCCCTTGTTTTTATTACGATATTACTGCTCATATCTCTATCATTACACATTGGAAACGATTCATCTTGTAGTCGATAGATCCGCCTGCATTAATGAATCTTTTATTAACCATATAATTGTCAGACAAACGAGATAACGGAGTAATATCTGATGATTCTTTTATCACTTGAGTTAATTTTACACGGGTGGCATTATAGCGGTTGATTATTCTACGAATAAGCTGTTCCTCCGGACGAATGGTAGTTCTTTCTATGTATGAATAAAGATCATCTCTTAAATAATCGGTCCATAATACAACTTTTCCATAACATGCACCATCATGATTGTATGAACTAATTTTCAACTCAATCTCATCAAGTTCATTAATATAGTTTTCATTAATGACATTTTCGTAGATACGATCTGAGTTAGATGTAGTATCCTCTCCATCTCTGGGGATGAATTTTACAGTAAAGTTTTGTAAAAACACTCCATACTTGTTAACTTCAGACGGATACATGCTAGCTAACAATTGAAACTCCAATTCTCCTGTTGTCACTCCACTTCCAGTAAGAGAAGAATATATCATTTTACCTGATGCACCTTGATAAGGATCATTCAATTTCTTGTCATTGATTATAGCTTTATAGTCTCCATCCTCGTATTCTCCAAAGGATATATATGTGCATTTATACAAGTTATTACCAAGTACCGGATCATCTGTCGTAAGATCTGTATTACCAATAAACAATTTAGTACCTATCATTAAGTTTCCTCCCCATCTATCTTTTGACAAAGGAGATAATTCTTCATTCTGGAAGTATTTTACAGAGGCATTAATGCAAAATACTCCGGGAGGATAAGCAACACATGGACTCCTCAATATAAAAACGGGAACATATCCTCCTAATACTATTCCATCTTTGTTTTTTAACCTCACTCTTATTATATCAGTATAATTATACTCTGTGATATCTGGAACTTTCCCTCCATCCTTATCAACCATTTTGTAGTTACAATATCGCATAGGAATAGCACCCAGTAGGTTTTCCGCCTCTACATTGTTCTTATATCCGTTTATGTCTACACGATGTGCGAACTGTTCGTATTGATACATATCCAAATCACCGGGATTCAAGAGTAGGCGATGTGAAACATCATTGCCAGATACAATATCCGGCAAAGTGACCAACTGATCTAAATCGTCATAATCCACACTGAAATTCAAAGTCTCAGGAATTGGATAATTACTGCATTTGATTGTCACTTTATTATATCCGGGCAAAATATCCATAGAATGATCGGAACCGGCGAAACCGATATTTTGTATCGTAATACTATTAAATCCTACATCTTCTTTTTCCGTTAGTGTAACATTATATTTATGATATACTCCATCATGATCCAAATCTACGAAGTACAGTTCTCCTTTCCAGTCTACGCAAGTCCAGTTTAAGAATTTGCATACTTCTTCCAAAACTTCTTTCAACTTCATGGCTTTTCCACCTTCATCGAAAAAGTTTTGTTCGCTAACCCTCATATCATATAGTATGTTACTGCCAGATAAATATTCTTTCTCACTTTTCGCATAAACATAAGGGAGGTATACAGCGTTATAATTTGCAGAAGATGCTTCTATACATCTTTTCAACAAATACCATAATGAAACAAATTCTTTCTTTTTACCTTCTACTTCATAATCAATAAACTCAAGGGTAGACATGGCACTCATGCACTCCATCTCCAATTCAAATACATCTGAAGTATAGTCCTGTGTATAGATTTCAGGTTTGATGAAACCAATCCATGTTACTATTCCATTCTTTTTAAAAACAACTCGGTACTCTTGATAAGCTGTAGTAAACAAACTCTGCAAATAATCACTACCTACTACACGAATTGTTGCAGTACTGAACCGAATAGGAGTATAGAGAAATTCATCATCTGCAATGTCAATTGTAAATGGAGAATTACCACCCTTTAGTTCCATAACTTCTCCCGAATAGTTGTCTTTTTCTATTTCAACCACACATGGGATATTATCAATTGTGGCAAATGGTATCGTGTATATTAGTCCGTAACTCATGATATAGGTTTCTTTCCTTGTGATTTAAGTTCATTATTAATGGTAAGGATCAAGTCTTTAGCTCTTACTCTAGTAGTGACTGATGAAGATATATTTCCACCTCCACCCAATCTTCCAGAATTAATCGCTTCAAACAGGCGGGATTGCTGTCCCTGATTAAGTATCATTTCACCAGCATTGACACGGGCCAGCATTTTATCTCCAGATGATGGACCACCAGTCACAACTCCTCCGCGTGCAAACTTAGGGATAGCGGCAAACAATGCTAGAGCAGCAGCTATTGCCCCACCAATTGCAATAAGGCTTATAGGCCAAGGCAGTTTTTTTGCGGCACTTGCTCCAACCGCACTAGCTCCCTTAGCCGTATTAGCGGCTACCTCCGTTTTAGCTGCCTCTTTCTCAATAGTCGTAGCCGCAACGGTAGCAGCAGCTCCTGTTGCGGCATTAGAAACCTTTTGAGATGTAGTTGCAGTATCTATCGCCGCTTCTGCCTCCTTAGCTTTAGCTAATTTATTCGTAAGTTCCGTTATATTTTCAATGGTCTTTGCTACTGATAATATTCCATCTACAACGCTCGCCAGCGTATTCCATATAGCCATCAGTTTTTCCCACCTCGAAGCCTCTGTTTCTGGATCAAAAGCATCTTTCAGCCTTTGAAAAGCAGAAGCCACCCCATCTATGGTAGATACAGTTTCTTTTAGGGCATCCCATTTCATTTGTCCAAGCTCCTTAGTAAGATCCTTTACATCCTCCTTCACCTGAGCTAGTTTTAAAGCCTTCTCCAAAGTAGGGACATTAGCTAATGATTTGGCAACCTCATCCTCTAAAGTCTTTCCCATGCTTTTGGCCTGCTCTTTCAGTTGATCAGCATATTCCTTTGCTGCCTCTAGCTCCTCAGAGGCAATATCGGATTTGGTCTTTTTATAATCAAAAGTTGTGTCTCTAGGCTTTATTTTAATGGGAGACGCAAGCATTTTTGCATTCAGACTCATTGCTGCAATAAAGACATCAGCCTCATCTCCAATACCCTTTATACTGGCAGCGGATTTTGCGGCATCCAAAGAAAGGGAAGCTAAGTTCTCATTCAACTCTTTTCGAGTAATAAGCCCTTTAGACTCCTGAGACTGAAGCTCTTTTACCTTATTATTGTATTCCTTTTGAACCTTTTCGAATTCTACGAGAGCAGCATTCTTATCCTGATCCCTTATCGCTTTCTCGGCAGCAGTTTTAAGGCCTTGGAAATAAGTACTTCCTAGAACATCCTTATCACCTGTTCCTTTTGCTTGAGCATACATTTTGATATTCAGTTCGCCCAATGCCTTGTTGTATTCAGCTTGAGTAATCTTACCGAGTTCTAACTCTGCACCCAACTCCTCAAGCTGCTTGTTGTATGATTCTTGCTGCTTTTGAAGAGGAGTTTTCTTGGTGGAAGTAGCTGTAGTAGTGGTGGGAGTAATTACCGTACTCTTATTTACTTCTCTTCCAAGCCTAGTTTTTGCATCCTTTAAAATCTTAGAATACTCAATATAGGAATCCAGTTCATTTCTTAAATCATTCTCAAAACCTAGTGCATCTTGCATGCGCACTCCATATTTTTTCTTAAACTTCTCTTCTTTAACCAGGTCTCCTCTAGCCATTGCCCACTCTGGAGCCATTTCGCTTATCAGCTTTCCGTTATATGATTTAGATCCTAATTTTCTTAATTCATCCCCACTTTCTGCAACTTCTTTTGCGGCCAATTCTGCTCTCGCCTGACTTTCTAATAAAGAGATTCGTTTTGCTGTTTCTTTACCTATATTTTGATTTATTTTTAATTCAGTCCCTAGGATGCTATTAATCTGTCCTAATATCTGTTTTTTACGAGATAAAGATGAATTAGCTTTATTATATTCGGACAGCAATGCTTTAACTTTTACTATTTCTGTGTTTGAAGCAGAAATATTATTCATACGCTTTGAATAATCATCAAACAGCCCCTTTATTCTCTTTGATTCGTTATAGGCATTATAAAATTTTGAAGTAACCCACCCTATGGCTGCGAATATAGCAGCAAAACCCATAGACGCAAGAGTTACTTTAATAGACAACATCGCTTTACTAAACGCCATTTTAATGGATGCACTTAATTTTTTTGCCTTCCATTCAATTTCATTAAATGCAACTCCTGCATCTCTGGCAGCCCGGCGAGCTGCTGCCTTAGCTGCTAATTCAGCCTTACCTATAGCAGATATTATATTATAAGTCAGTTTGCTCGTTACCAACACCACGATTGCTGCAATCGCATAAGTTATAACACTCCTGATATTTTCTGTAGCTGTTTTTACTGCGCTAGTAACCCAATCGATAAGAGATTTATATTTGCCTTTGATATCCGCCTCATCGACCAACTCAGTGAAGGCATTTTTCAGACGATTCAGAGATGTTTCCAGATTATCTGTATCAACATTTGGGATCATTTCGTCCAAGGCTTTAGCAAATTTAGGAAGGACATCTGCGCTCATCAATTTACCTTTCTTCATCAATTCGTCAAGACCGGCAACGCTAGTTCCCGCAGCTTTTGCCATAGCCTGAAGAGCAATAGGAAGGCGCTCTCCCATCTGTAGGCGTAATTCTTCCGAGCTGATTTTTCCCTTACTCATCATCTGAGATAAAGCCAAGAATACACCATTGCTATCCTCTGCGCTCATGCCAAAAGCAGTAACAGCACGGGACATAGATTCGAATATCTTCCGCTGTTCCTGTATCGTCATTCCGGAGATAGAAGCTGCCGCCGTAAATTTTGCATAGTTGCCTGTCAGAGCGTTAATCTCCAATCCGTATTTCTTAGCCATATCCAGCAGAAAACGCTGATTCTCCGCAAACTGTCCCATTGTTCCGGACACATTCTTCAGAGCCGTAGTGACCCGGCTTGATTCCTTGGCCACCTCAATGAAACGGGAGACAAGATTGGTTAATCCAAGACCACCTGCACCAAGAGCTGCTGCGAAGGTAAGGACTTGCATCTGCATAGAACGAAAGGCTGCTTTTACCTGGTTCGTTCCCTTCTTAAAATTCTCGGTTAAGAAATTTAATGCTATTGAGAATGATAGTCTGCTTGCCATAATTAATTACTTTTACTCCAATTCACTTTGTTTATATCAAATAATTCACCGGCCATAAACTTTCGGAAATCCTCCTCATTGGCCTTTATCTCAGCTTCAGCCTTGTCTTTCATCTCCTGTATCTCCCAGGGGAACGGATACATGTCTTGAGCGGAGCGAAGTTTCTTGCCGTCTATATGAGGAAGGATCGTCATATACGTCCACAATCTTTCGGACTCCAGAAATTCTCTACGCTTGCGGTTATCCGCTTCGATATACAAAGGAAGATCATATATCTCCATCTCTTCCATTGCATAATGAGCGTCCAGCCCATCCATTATCAGCATAGCTACTATTTCGCCAACGAAGCATGATTCTGAAGCTACAGTTCCCCCGGATGAATCCAATGCTTTCTGGAACTGCGAAGAGACAATACTCATCCTCTCTATGCCTGAAATCAGCTCCTTGAATATTTTATCGTTTGATATGGCAGTTTTAAAAACAGAATAAGTATACATATCTTTCATTCCGTCCATATTCATCACATAAAGTAAGGCGTCTACGTCTTCCTTATCGGTATAGTCTATTTGTGAAAAAGGTTTCTTCATCAACTGCTCCCATCGGATAATCATCTTAATGGTGCATTTCTTAAATCGCATTTTACCCGGCAATGTTCTGGCCTTTGGCGGAGGAGTGGATTCAGAGGTCTTAGGTTTGCCTGTACGTCTTTCTCTAAGATCCAATATAAGACAAAGGCACATATAAATAAAAAGTACCGTTATTATGATTAAATATATATCCATTACTCTAACTATTTAAAAAGGCGGCCATCTCTGACCGCCTCCACCTTTTTAACAACATCGAAAAATCAAGCACCGGTTCCATCTTCCAGAGGCCCGGTTCCCTGTAAGGTTACCGAGCTGGTACAGATCGCACCATTGTCTGCCTTCATGGAAAGAGCCGTAATAATCGCTTTTCCTTTTACGTACTCTTCTCCCTTCGGGAAGTCTCCTTCCGTCTCTTCTGTCTTTGCTATCACAAAAGGTATCGGTGTTCTCTCCTTCATCAATTCCTTTAATGTAACGAAAGACAAATGCCCTGTTTTCAGAGACAACATACTTTCGCTAGTGACGGTATATCCCAACTGCCCTGTCAGATATTCTTTCCAGTTACCTGACATCTTGTTACTCGTATCAATCGTGTCAGCACTCATGTCAATGCTACATGAGGTTCCAAATGCGATTGGAATTGTCTTTTTTGGTTCAGAGTCTCCGGTTTCAACGAAAAGCATCAGCTTATCACCGACAACCATGTCTTTAGCCGAATCATATTTTTTTTCTGCCATAACTATAATGAACTAATTGAAAATTGTAAAACTTGAATGTATTTATTATCAATGAAGCCCTCGGTAGAGTCTTCAAGCCGAATGTACATATCCGGATCTGTCCATGCTCCGGACAAGGAATCATAAATCAATGAGGCAAGATCCTGGCTGCGTCCGTAGTCCTCACTAATGGCGATCACATTTACCAATGGAGTCTGACGGGCTACTCCCATTTTACTATACTCCTGTTTGTATCCATCCCTCTGATAGATTATATAATCCCCAGCGGTATTTTCCGGAGCCATCACAGGAAAGATCTTATCCTCCACATACCCCACAATCTCCTTTGACTTAAGGAGAATGCCGCGTACCTCGTTGGTCACTTTAAACATGTTCATCGTCTGTCATTTATTCGTTGAACCGCTCTTTTGATCCCTTCGTGAACTGCTTGCATTGCTTTTCCTTCTTCCGTATTCCGGGCGTCCTCCCAAAAGTTGTTACCCGGCATAACACCGCGACTTGCGCCAGATTTGGTATAACGCTTCTTAGTGCCTCTGTCGACCAGATGGGCATGGTTACCTCCCGGACGGTCAAAGCCAGCCAATGCGCCTAGCTTATTCCTCTTGACCCTTGTTGTAAAAGAATTCATCAGATGATTGGTCTGTTTCCCGTGATGGAGCAGCCTTGCACGAAGATTACTCCTTCCTTTAACCCTGAAAACATTCATTGCAGCCCGGAGTCCGCTCCTTACAGCCTTGTCCTTCTCAAAATCTTCAAGATTACGGATCAGGTAGTAAATATTCTCTTTGTCTATTGTCGTGACCTGAATCATACATCTATCTTTTTTAGAGTTAAGGTCAGCTCATTGCCATCCGGTTCAATCATCTTTATTTCCCACACGCTATCTGCGTACTTTACACGACAACCATACTTAATTTGCGGATATTTCCGAACTTGCATGACCGTTGTCTGACCGATAAACTGCTCGTAAGCACTCTCGTCAACAGAGAGAAGCGTCTGTTTTTTGCGATATGCCCGGCATCGGAACACTTCCCGGTAGTCCTTACGGACAAAACCCGTTTCGGTTTTTTCTTCGACCGGCTCCTCAAACACAAGGGTATATTTTAATAATCCTGCTCTCATCTGTTGTAATTCCGATAGAGTGAAACTAAATGGCTATAAGATAATGGAACCTGACTTGACTGCACAAAAGCAACCGGTTCCCGATTTGCATAATATTGACCAACCATCAGAAGAATGCATTGCCGAAGAGGAGCCGGCAGACTTTTGCCATCCTCTCCGGACAATGCTTTCAATTCCTCGCATATATCCTTCTCTACAACAGCCTCAGCAGCCTCAATAAGACATTCGATGTATTCGTCATCTTCAGTGAAAGATTCTTCTACATTCAGATGCTTCTTTGCCAGTTGTAGTTCGACGTATGCCATATTATTTCATTGATGCAATAGTGAATGATTCCGGACGAATCATACCCATGTTCCAATAAGAGTTAATAACCAGACGGACCGCACCTTTAGTTGCCTGCGTGTATGGGTCTACAGTCATGTCAATTGCTCCCCATTGTCCCAGGAAATAGTCGGCCCAATTACCGAACACAATACCGAACTCGTCTTTCGCGTCTCGCAACCCTTTAGGAATGTTGTTTGTACGCAATGCACGATAACCGTTCAGCATACCTGTGCCATCATTGCCAAAGAGGAAGCCGCCAGCTCCGGATTGATCTTTTACTTTTGTTTTAGCTTTTCCAACCAGAGACGGATGCATAATATATGCCAAGTTGCCGAACAAAGCATTGTTTAAATCTGCGTTGGTTTCCAATTCAACAACTTTTCCCCAGTCCATAACTCCGCTAACGTCGCTTAACGTCTGGAACATACCATCTGGGACATTCTCTTCTGTCTCAGCATTACTCAGAGCTGTTTTTTCCACCTTCTGGGCAATGGCAATAGCGAGCAACTGACGGATCAATCCTTCCACGGAACGATTCTCCTGGATCAGCAACTGTTTAGAGATGTCTACGTAAGCCGTCAAACGTTTCGGACTATACAGCTTGCCTTTAGAGAATTCTCCCTTGCCATCTTTAGCTTCCGTATTTTCACCTTCCCAGAAAACTTGAGCTGCGGTATGTTTAGGCCAGTAGATGTTTCCGACCAGTCCAGTCATCATACGCACTCCCGCCTGAGACAGTACCAGGTTAGCCTCCAATGGTAACAACAGTTCCTGCTGTTCCTCGTCAATGACAACACCAGTGGTCGCTTCTGTTCCCGCTGTGTACGCCGCACGTTTCTGATACGACAAAGGGAGAATCAGTTCACCACAATTTTCAGCAGTAGCAGCTACAGAACGATGCAATCTGGTTGCCTCTTCAATAACAGCAGCTTCACTGTCACGTTGTTCCGTTTTATTCATCTGTGCCAAAATAGCACGACGAATAGAAAATCCACTATTTCCAGTAGTCACTGTCTTCACAGGACGTTTACCGCGATTTTCCTCCTCTCTCTCTTCGATTTCAAGATTGATTTCAGCCATTCGAGCCTGATTCGCTCCCAATTCTTCATTTTCTTCAGAAGAGAACTGGCGCTTTTCACCTTTAGCCTTCTCAATAATTTCTTTTGAACGAGCAGAAAGCTGCTTCTTCTCATCCTTCAAGTCTGTAATACTTTTTTCTTTTGCCATAATTTATAAATTAAATGTTTAATGATTTCTCGATATTTTGGTAGTAAGACTCAGGAATTTCCTGTTCCCGATGACGAAGCTCCTCTTCGGCTGCTTCTTTTCCACGCATGTAGACTGAAGTTTTACTATACGCCCCATTATAAACCGGAGAAGTATCATAGATATTGCCAAATTTCTCTATTGTTCGCTTCCAACTACCATCACTCCTCTTTTCCCATGTATCTTTTTCGACATCGAAACAAAAAGAACTTTCTCCGATTTCTCCGCGACGGATATTCTCAAGCAATTCATCACCCAGAGCGGTTTTGGGAGCGTCAAAGCGGTATTTTAATCCCTTGTCATCAACCGATAGCGACAAAGAACCTTTACCATATTTACTTCTCGCAAGAACCCCTCTTCTCTGATCATGGTTTAATAGAGCAAAAACATCACTTTTCTCCAATACTCCGTCAAGAGCACCACGCTTAATGACTTCAGTAAATGATAATCCATCTGATGGGGTATCAAATAGCAGCGCATAACCTTCAACAGTTCTTTTTTCTTCATTCTCTCCGGTCACCTGGACCTGAAATGACGTGTTTCTTATCTCTCTTTTTTCATCCATAACTAATCTTTTACTTATTAACCGTTTTATTGTCTGACAAACTGGGATCAATCTCTTCTTCAATAGGCATTTTCTGCATTAAAGCGTTATCTAACGTCTGAGTATTAACCGGTACAAAAACCTTATCTCCATTATCCACACGAGAAAGATTGTTTTCACGTCGGATTTCATTTGGAGAAGCAGCTCCGACATAAAACATATCCTTCCAGTAAGCGGCCTGTGCTGCTTTATCAGTACGCAAAATGGCCGATGTATCGAATTCCGCGATAATTCTGCCGCGTTCTGATCTGAGAAATACTTTTCGGTTAATTTCCTGCTCTATTTTAGTGATTACAGCCAATGCAGTGTCAGTCAGATACTGAAGTTGAGTAGCCTCAACAGTAGAATAGCTTGATTTAGACAAATCGAACGCCTTAACAGGAGACACAGAGAAGAAACGGCAGATATCCACCACATTAAACTGTCTACTTTCAAGAAGCTGGCTATCCTTGGGACTGACAGTAATCGGCTGATATTTCATGTTTCCTTCCAATACAGCTATTCCGTTCGGATGCTGGGACATTCTCTCTCCCCATGTTTCATATATTTGATCCTTCTGCTTCTTATCTAACCGTTTATCCTCAACAGTCAATATTCCGGAGACAGCACCCCCTGATTCAAAGAAGCCGGAAGCATGCTCTTCGCTTTTTGTAGCAATGCCAAGAGTCTGACGCGCATGAGTCAACGTAGATACGCCGATAATTCCATCATAAGAGAAATTCAGGACATGGATCATGTCTTTTGGTTCAACCAGTTCCTTAAAACCTACTACCTGGTAACGCTTACGCATTATACCATTTTTATCAGTGATGTATACAATTGTCACCTGACTGGTCGGTATGTATATCAACTGCAATAAGTTCAAATTACGGTCCCTTTCTATGTAGGCATATCCATTACCCGTCAGAAGTACAGAAGCCATCAGAGTTTTAAAGAAGACAAAACGAGTCATATCCTCATTCGGTTCAAGATCAAGAATCATGTAAGCCGGATGAGTCTTATACTCTTTTTTAAATCCACCTTCGTCAAGTAAATAAGTTTTTAGCGGGAGAACAGCGACACTGTCCGATATGAGGTCAACGCAACGATAAACAGTAGACAGAAGCATAGGTTTGCTCCGACTGGCGAGCATGGGTCTTGCGCCAGTGTAACTCCAAGCGGTGACACGGGAAGTCTCCTGCTTGGTTGCCCTTCTTATTTCTATACCGGTAAACGGAATTTTTATACTCATTATAGACACTTTTACGTATAACCAAAAAAGTGTCTGACAAATCAATAAAATTCTCCGTATCTTGGGGAAACTAAATAAATACCCAATGCTTCCAGTTTGGCAATCACTCCATCGATCTTCTTTTCCTCAAACTGCTTGGAAGGCTTGGTATTACCATTTTTATCTCTTGCCATAGTAACATTGCGGAAACAGTGTCTGTTTATCAAATTATTATCAATCACAGCCCTTCCAGAGAGGATTAAACGTTCCATCTCTTTGGTCGGACGGTTGAAATTGCCCAATGCCTGGGAAAAAGGTTCCATCGGAAATCCCTTTTCTTCCGCATTGATCACGAATTGCGTCGCATTCCATGCATCATAGGCTATTTTTTGAATATAAACTATATCCCGAATTCGCATAAGATCATTGAGGATATAGTCATAGTCTGTCACATTACCGGGAGTTATGGTTATAAGATTATGCCTGCGCCATTCTCCGTATAGATCACGGAAACGTTTCTCGTGCAAGGCGGCCTCCGGAAGGTAATACAACGTTTTGAAATAATACTTATCTTCTGTGGGAAACATAAATGAGGCACAAGTCAAGTCGCTGGTGCTGGACAAGTCGATACCGGCATAACAATCCATACCGCTAAACTGCTCGAAGTCAATATCGGCAGATGCCTGCAATATATAATGATCCGGAATCCATATAGTTTCAGAATCGCACCATATGTTGAAATTCTTAGTTCTGATACCAACCTCTTCCGAAGGAGAGTTCTTTGCTGACTGAACCTGGGTCTGCAAGTACTGAGGCTTTACGGTTACGCCAATATTCGGATTACTTTTACCCCAGTTTTGAGGATCTTTCCAATCATCCCCTTCGTCAAGCGAATAAATGGCCGCGAACAAGGCATCATTTTCCTTTAAACCGGAAAGAACCTCAGTACACATTTCCCGATACTGATAACACGGACCCAATTTGTCAAAGCCGGCAGTAGTAATAATAACAGCCATCGGATTATCGCGCATACCCTGCGAAGACTGGAGCACATCCTTCAATCCGGAGTTTTTAGCCGCATGATACTCATCTATCAGATACATTGACGCATTAAAACCATCCAACTTGGAATCGTCTGCCGCAAAAACCTGAAGTATACTGAGCATCTGCTCAAACTTTACCTTATCCCTGAATGATACCAGATCCCTTCCTCTTGGATCAAGCCCTTTAGCAAACTGAGAACAAAACTTGAAAGCAATCTTTGCCTGATCTTTTGAGTTTGCAGCCAAATCGACCTCGGCATCCATTTCTCCATCTGCTATAAGATGAAAAAGACATAACCCGGCAGCAAACGCTGTCTTTCCGTTTTTTCTTGAAATCTCTATATACACGTATTTTACTAAGCGTTCATTGGTCTCCTTCACATAAAATCCATAAATAGACGCAATCACAAACTGCTGCCAAGGCTGGAGCGCGAACGGCTTTCCCGCATGCCTTCCCGTAAAATGACGCAGGATTGAAAAGAACTTTATAACATAGTCAACTTTCTCCTCCCTGAATTCATACCGGTCGTTCTCCATAAAGTCAAAAAAGCGTTCTGCGGCAAGTTTTATATACCTCCCACAAACAACATTGCCTTCTATGACATCCTGTGCATACTTATAATACGCTTTTGTCTGCATTAACGCATTTCCTTATTCTCTCTCAAAAAAGCAGTTAATGGAGATTCCTCAGCATCTTCAACATTCAACGCTTTTATCTGCCCCTTACTCTTCACTGTCAATCCATACTCTTTCGCCAATTCCAGATATTGACTCCAGCTCTCTTTTAATAAATTGGCTTCAGGACGCTTCACGATTTCACCTTTTAAATTTCTCATCGTCAGACCTTCCTCTGCAAGAATGTCGACACAGGTCAGATAGGTATCATAAGCAATTGACATACGATGCAACTGAGGTATATCAGCTACTTCCAGCATCTCGCTTTTATTAAGCTGCTTCACGATATCCGCTATAATCTTCCGAGCCTCATCATGACGGATGCTGTCCGGAATCCTGAAGGTTATCTTTTTATATTTTGCCATAGCTTTTTCTTTTTCTAAAAACCATTAATATGTCTGACCTATTTTAACACAACGAAACACTTTGGCTTTTTTCAAAAAAGTTCCGTGCGTGTGAAGAAGGGTGGGGCGAGGTTTCGAAGGCTGAAAACGCACAAATTTGACCCCCTATCCCCTTTCGATTGAATAATTTGTTAATTTTAACATAAATTCAGCATATAGAATTAGTACACAAAGGACTACAAGTTTATTTTTCATTACATATTTTTTATTCTTTCCGCTTAATCAGATTGTCCCATAGGAATAACGCATAAGATAAACAACCTCATAAAAAGGAACAACTATCACTATTAACACAAATTTAACACAATAAAACACGGCAAAAACACCCGAAAAAGAAACGAAAACACACTATTTTATATCAATTTCCAACTAAAAACGCATAAAAATAGATATTCCTCATCTTGTCCGTTTTTATTTTATTAACACTATTTATCTACTTCAAATAGCTCGCATCCTGTCTTCTCCTTTGCCCGCTTTAGGAATCTTTTGGTATTCTCATCCTTCACTACTACCCATATGCCGGTACATCCTATGGTCTGAGGCTTTTGAAACAATAGATCACAAGGCTGTCCATAATACATCCATAGGAAGGTAAACTCTGATAAGTACATATTGTCGATCTTGACAATATATTTATCTAATTCGCTCATTGTGAATATTCTGATGACATTGTTTACACAAACTCATTAGGTTATCGTAATCATAAGCAAGACGTTTCCTTTCTACGGAATCATTAGTACTCATAAACGAGATAATATGATGAACATCTTCAGCAGGAACTGTCTTTCCCGCTTTTTGGCATATTTCGCAAAGCGGATTGCAAGCAAACTTCCATGCACGCAGACTACGCCATCGCTCTGAGTTATAGATTTTCCGGCGTTCCGCAACATAATAATTGTCATTCTTCTGAGTCCTCTTTCTTTGAGGTTTGTATATAGTCGGCATAAGGTATCTCTTTTAATTGTTTGTTATCATTAATAGTTTGGTAAAGTATCATCCGGAAGCGATAATTGAAATAACGTATCAACTCCTCCTCAGAGAATATAAGTGACGCTTTTTTATCTTGAGAAACAAACAATATTGCATCATGAAATATATCCTCATAACTTTTGGAACATAATAGCCCATGAGTGCGATAAATACATAAATCCTTCAATTTATCGTAGTTTCGCACAATCATGGACATAACTCTTTTATCAATCTTTCCGTTTTTTAGTGTTCTCATCCTTTATTTTCCAATTACCCGCCTTATCAATCAAATCCTCAATATTGCGATGTACCATTCCGCGAACAATTACCGATGTATTTGTTTTGGTCATATCAGATAACTCATTTAACAGCATCATTGTACGATCATCAAATCTAACTGTTATTCTTTTCTTTCTCATTGTTTATATTATTCATTGGCAGTTTCTGTCTTCTGACCAAACATAGCCTCGTTATCATATATAATATCCACTCCATCTTCACCATTTTTATCTTTGGTGAAAATTATCTCTTTTAGTTCAAAGTCCTGAATGCAAGTCTGCAATAAAGCTATAAGTTCACATACTTTCATTTTATTCCTCCTTGATTCAAGAGGAGGAATTGGCATCCAATGGGTAGGGTGCACAATATTGCCATCATAGTCAATCCAAGTCTCTGTCTTAGGATTAAAATCACACACTCCACATCCGGGAGGATTCATCCTAACATCAAGCACTATGTACAGGTCATCATCTGTTCGCGGTAACCTGTCCTTTACGCTGATCCACGGAGATTGCTTTGATTGCCACTTGGCGCCAGCGATAAACGACTTATAACATTGATGGCGTCTTCCGTTAATAAATCCGGCGCAAATAGAATCATCTTCACAAGTTGGGAAACCGTTTTGATGCTCTTTTGCTGCTTCTTCTAATGTCTGTTTCATAATTTATTTTTTTAATTATTCATCTTGAAAATCATCAATCTCATATTCCCATTCCATTGCATCCGCTTCTCGAATATTATCACTAAGCCATTCTTTTGCGTTTTCAAGCTCATCATCCCATTCAGGTACATCACCACCTTCATCATAGGCTTTAGCTAATTCATTATAAACTTCATCAGGGACTTCAACATTTCCAAGTCCAACTCGATAAGTTACTTTGATTGTTAAATCTTTAATATTCTTCATATTTCCTCCTTTCTAAATTGTTATACTCCAATTTTACCATATCCATTTTACTGACAGCTTTTAAGACTCTTAGAATGTCCTCCTGAAAGTCTATCACTTGTTGATTACGAACACTCTTCTTTAACTCTATTAGGGATAATTCCTGTATTCTTATCAAAGATGGAATGTCGTTAACCAACTCAAGTGTAATTTCTTTCTTCTTAGATTTTTTCATATTTCCTCCTTTCCTTTAAAGTGTTCGATTAGCTCTTCTACTGTAGCCTTATGATAATTGTCCACATTAAGGTCGTTAGGCATTCCATAAAAATCCATCCCGGGTAATCCTCCGTCAGAACCGTCTCGATATATACCCCAATCTCCTTTGTCATTAACAAAGAGTTGATTATGGTCTGTATCATCTCTTAATGCGGCAATAGCAAGAAATAAATTTTCATTTGTCCCGCAATCAAGAAAATGTCCATATAATTCCTGCGAATAGGAGCAAGAGAAAGCGGCTTCTCTCCCATGATATACTTTAATGTTGTCTCCAATAGCATTTAATCTTTCATTAGAAAGAAGTGGTCTAATCCCTAAACGTTTCAAAGACTCTCTTAATCTTTCAGTGTTTTTTCTAATGAAACATGGTGTTGTAAATCCCATAGTTATCTATGTTTTAATCGTTTAATAGCATCCTTTTTAGAATATGCCATGACTTTATTTCCTTTTATGGTGAATTCTCTCAATTTTTTAACCGAGGTTTTAACTTTATAATCAGGATTAAAAGCCATTCTTTCTTCTCGTTTCCCTGCATAGGGATTATAACCTTGCGCTACTGCACACATTGCTGCTGTTGCTAGTAACATTTGTTTCATTTTGCTCATTCCTTATCTTATTATACGTTATTCAAATTCATCAAGTTCGTAAGAATCCTCGACGATTTCTTCTACTTCTTCTAAAAAGTAAAGTTGTGTCTTGTTATTGAAACTGATGCGTAGCTGTTCTGCTAAATACAGATATCCGGCTCTCCATGCTTCTTCCGCTTCTTTTGAACCTTTATTCAATTTTGCAACCTTTTCCTTTGACAATGCAATGAATTTTTCTTGTGTCATACTTTAGTTCCTTTCTCTATTGTTATACGTTAAAATACTCACTACAAACAAATCCCTTTCGCGGGATAAAGTCTTTAAACTCACAACTTCTAAATATCCATTTCTTATCAGCCCATCCGGCTAAATCCTTTTGCCATTGAGGAATAATTTGACGAGGATTATTTAAGTCCCGGTAAGGCTGACAATGCGGCAAGAACCGACCGCCTTTCTTTTTCCAATGATTTACTCGTTCAAATGCTTCTTTAAAATCCTTCAATAAGATGCAGTAAAAGAAGTATTCGCCTTTATACCCGTATTTGTCAATCAAAGCCGTAGCACGTTCGCATTCTGCAATTTGTCCCGGTGTATCACAACCGAACCGAATACGTTTTATCCACTTCACTTTAGCAAGCAACCGGGCAATATCATCTGTCACTAAGCGGGCGTCTAAACCTTGATTGAAGTCTACACGTACTCCTATGGAGATAATCTTTTCAATCTGCTGCAAACCGTAGTCGGATGCAAGTATGTTGTTATCCATAAGGATTATGTTTTTGCGACCATTGACAGCTATCTCTTCAATATCCATGTATGGGGTAATCTTGCCTTCTTTGGCAGGAACTACACACCATTTGCATTTGTTAGGGCAGCCTCTTGTCAAAAAGCCATAAGCCAAATTCTTATCAACATTATACAGATCGTAATCAGGAATCATTCTATCAATTTCCGGTAGAAGAACCTTTTTTATGTCATACCCTGTACCGCCTTTCTCGATCTGATCAGCATTAGTTATCCATTGCCGGTAATCCTCTGTAAAGCTGAATACTTTAGCCATATAAACTTTATCATAATGATCGAAAGGATTATACCAATCAACTTTGTCACCTCTTGCCTTATGATAGCTGCTTATCTTCATCAAGGCAAGATTAGGATAATTGCTATCCACAGCCAATAATCCAATATTCATTATTTATTTGTTATTCATTATTCAATCTCTCTTCAAAGTCCGCAATGATGCAGTCCGCATCACCGCCATGTGTCCAATTTTCTAAAACCGAGGAAAGGATTTCAATAGCTTGTTCTTTCTGCCATTTAGCACCTTTCTTAAACAAGGGAACAGCATACTGTCCAATTGTCGCACTAGATGTTATATAATGCTTCGGGTCTTTATGAATCTTATAGGCGGCATGAAGTTCTTGTATGATTTTCTCTCGTTCGATTCGAGCAGCCTTTTCTATTATTTGTACCATATTTAGTTAGTTATACGTTAAACTCTATTTTCTGTTGCAGTACTTCGTCTGCATAATATTGGTCAAAACCTTTACCGCTTATCCACCAATAAAAGCCAAACTCTGCATCGGTAAAGTCGTGGTTAACATATTCGGCATCAATCAACTTTTGTATGGTCTGAATCCATTTACGTTTCACATGGGGGAAGCGCTGATAATCTTTTAACTTCTGCTTATAGTTAGACATTGGGCAGAGAATACATCCGATGCGCTTATAGCCTTCATCATACAACGAGCAATGCTCTATGCTATTCCCATTCAAAAACTGCCATACGTCCCTATCAGTCCAGTGAATTATTGGAGAAACAAGTATTTTATCCTTTCCTCCCACGCAAGTAACCATCTTTTCTTTGTGTTCAGAGAATTGGTCGAAGTTGCCGCTAAATTTGCGACCGCTTATTTCAATCTCTTCACGCTTAGAGCGCCGGACGCTTTCTGCTTTTCTAATGCCAATCAAGGTAACCTTGCCAGCACCGGACATCTCTTTATATTCAGCGCAACACCAACGGATTGTTCTTGTAGGTAATAAGTGTTTTTTTAAAGCCATATCATAGATAGACATCTTTGGTTTAATCAATTCCACATCCGGGTAGTTCCGTTTTACAAAGCGGATAACTTCGGGTGGATCGATGCTCGTAAGGTTCATGTGAGCCTTAAATTTTACTCCTGCCATCTTCGCAAGGTGATAAAGGACTTGGCTATCCTTGCCACCGGAGAACGCTAAGTAAAAGCCATCCTCCGGGTCATAATCAAGCGCCATCTGTTCGCATTTACGAAGTAAGGCTATGGAATAATCTATCTTAGATTGCATCTTCATTTAATTCCTTTCTATCTTGTTATTAATTAAAAATATGCGCAAACACACTCTTCTCGTCAGACAGCTCAAGACCTAGCTGCGAAGGATAACTTTTGATGTAGTTGTAGAACGCGAACATCTTCTTGTCGTCGTCACCGCAGCGATCAATCAACAGCTTGATGAAGGCAAGGAGACAGTCTGAGTCGTTTCCGAAGTTCTCCTGAGTAGAGAACTGGGTCTTGTCTACATCTTGCTTCAGCCGGCGTATAGCGGCTATCGCCGTGTTGAAATTGTGCTTGGCATCGTAACGCAAATCATAGCCCTGTTTTTTCATTTCACTTCTCATGTCGAGAAGAAGAGTTTCTACGACATCTGTCAACACATACGTCAGGTTGAGAGTCGTATTAAGATTTGTTGTTCCTACTAACATAGTTGATTATACATTTTTCAATTCCACTTATGCGCCATGACTTATGAAATGGCTGCTTTTTCCTTGAGTATAGTGGGCATTCTTTACACATTTCTTTTAGATGATAACCGGTGTAATGAATTCCACTACAAATCAATGGATATCCTTGAATCTTCATTGTTTTTGATGTTCAACACGATAAGCTTTCACTTCATTAAACCAGTTTCCTTTTGACTCTCTTGCTTCTACCAGGAAGGATATCTCAACACTGTCTCCTGTTTTAAGGGGAGTCTCGATGGGACCATCCCATGAGTAAATCGAGAACTTCATTTTGGTGTGGTACTTGTCTGACATCTCCAACACACATTCCTGCTTTTCCCAATCCTTTCCGTTTCTTGTTGTTCCATGTGCGGTAGGCATTACCGCAATAATTACGCCTGAAGCTTTATATGACATAGTTTTCTTTTTTAGTTATCATTTAAAATTAACTGCCCTCTTAAGTTGCTACCCAACTACCCTGCGGGCAGTATAGGACAAGTTGCCGTAAATTGTTAATTTCGATTCTTTATTTCCTTATTTACTTGATAATCAATGTTTTAATCGCGCACCATATGGTGCTCTTTCTGTTTTATATAAAATATTGATAATCAAATAGTTACAACTTTCTGCGAACGGGTGTAAAAATCCCAATCTGGAAATTAGACAATAGACGATCCTTGAATTCCTTCTCAAGCTCACCGACCTCTTCCACGTATTTCTCACGCTCAGTCGGCCACGCTTTCGCAAAGTTGCGAATCGTCTCCCATTGTTTTTTGGTCAGCTTTCCACCAAGGAACATTTGCTTGTAGTGTTCCCTATATCTCGTTGTTCCGAGCCGATGGATCTCCCTGGCTTTTTCAAGCTGGGATATCTTTACACCCTTTGTCGCAGACAATTCTCTCACAAAGTATATCTCTGACCAGTCCTTGTAGAATATTCTCCCCATCTTGGACAGGAAGAAGTAGTCGGTAAATTCAAGCATTGATACAGATTGATGCCTGTAGACCGTTTCTATCCGAAGTATATTGTCACCTACCTTCCGGCCTTTCTCACCTGCTTCGAATGATTTATCATAGACCTTTAGAACCTTGCGGAAATACTTGCTCTTCTCTGTTGTTTTCTGCCGGTATTCCGGAAAATTAGCATCATTCCAAAGTATTCTGTCCGATATCTCCTGCATCTGCCGGATATAGCAATCTACAGAGTAGGACATCTTCATCGTGATGCCAATTTCGTAATATGTCACTACTGCATTCTCCATTCTTACGCACAAGCGAAGAAGAAGCTCCTTGATTGTCCGGACCGCCATCGCGAAGGTCATTGGCCTACTGTTATCCAGTTTGCCGTTTTTTCCTTTGCTGTACAGCTTGCAGATAGAGCATTTACATTTCAATTTATTTCCTCTGAGTTCAATAAAGCATCCGTCGAAGTTCGCGTAGGCAGTAGATTTATAATAGACTTCATCACCTTCCGTGCACTGTTCCAGATAATTACGTAAGACGATGGTATCAATATCCTCGGTGTCAACGGTCGCTTTCATTATTATCTTGTCGAACATCTTTTGGTTTAAAATACTCACATAACCTTACTCCTACGGATTTCTTATATCTGTGTTTGGGACAGACAACCATGAAGTTTTCCACAGGACCGGCACGCTGACAGTTACGACAGTCGCATTTGACTTTCTTATAGGTTTCTTTACTCATATTCCTTTCTCTCGTTTTAAGCGTTTGACCTCCTTACGATAGTGATCAATCATAGTATTGTATTCAAATTCAGATATTTTATTGATCTGATTTTTCATTGATTCCAGCATGACCACTGCAGATTCGCCATATTTGGCTACAAGCCCACGACGATAGCCTTGAATGTTGCCTTCATCGAAGCGGTTACAGGAGCGACATTGAGCATTGCAATTCTTTTCGCTGAAGCGGGTAGACATATGCTTCCTGTTGATATAGTGACCGCAGTCCGCCTGATCGTAGGGCAATATCCGGTTACAAGATATACAGGTAAAGGTCCCGTCCTCTCTTGTGTCACGTAACCGGATATATTCGCTGAATACCTTATCTAACTTAGCTGTTAAGCTAGCCTTTTTTGGCTTGGACTTTTGATACTTCGTTTTTCCCAGCATCGTTATAAAATAGGATTTTATTATACTGCTCTTCGTCACGGAAGCGGATCGCACGTTCGTACCATTCCTGGCTTTTCGCTTTGTAGGTAAAGTCCGTGTAGTCTATATCCTCTACCCTTGAGATAATAGCCTCTCTTCGGTTCTTTCCCCACATAATCGCCAATTGGCCTATGCGCGGTTCCTCCTCTGTCCGTTCGGTTTCATCGCAGAAGAAAATGTTTGGGGTCTCAGGTTCGAATAATATGACTATCTTTTTATCTTCTGTTTTGATCGAAATACGGGTGCATTCCGGTGGGATTATAAATTCTTCCAGTCTCATAGTTATCTCCTAAATATTTCTTTAAATTTCTGATCTAAAGCATTCAAAATCCTCATTCTTATAGCAGGATCGGCAGAAAGATTATCAATTGAGTAAATTCTTGAAATCATCTGCTCACGAGAACCGCAGAAACAACCGCATGTATAAAACGGAGCAACGTTTGGGTAATTATGCTTGTACCATAAATGATTTGTACCCTTGATGGCTACATAGGTCTCTGTGATTATGAATTCTTCATCGGATGGCGTATACCCCGGGGTGTTGGGATTGCCGGCGGCACTGCTGCGGACATCACAGTCGCTATCTTTCGACAGTTCGACAAGGACATCTACCGGGGTATTGGGATTACCGGCGGCACTGCGGCGGACAACACATTCGCTATCTTTCGACAGTTCGACAAGGACATCTACCGGGGTGTTGGGATTACCGG